TGGAGGCGGCGGAGGTGGAGCTGGAGCTTCATCTTCTTCAAGCGGTGGTGCAGGCGGCCAAGGCGCAGTCTTACTTTATTGGTAGGTCAAAATGTTACCTAAGAAAAAATTTGGTTTTGTTCCAGCAGGGCTTCAACTTCAACGCACTATTTTAAATAGTGGTCGCGTAGATATTCCACAAGGAGTAACTCAAGTTTATGCCATCGTCGTAGGTGGCGGAGGTGGCGGAGCCTTCGGTGGAGGTGGCGGAGGTGGAGTCACTCATGGTTGGACTATAGCTACTAACTACGCAACTGTAGGTGCTGGTGGAGCGCTAAATTCATTGGGTAATGGTTTTGACGGCGGTATGAGTTTATATGGTACTCTTTTTGCCAACGGAGGAGGAGGCGGCTCCGGGGGAACTGCAGCTGCTAGCACTCCAGGTGCAGGGGCAGGCGGAGGCGGAGGTTCTGGAGACGGTGGTTCCTTTATTTATGCACCTGGCACAGCATCTTCATTAGTTTATCAAACTGCTTCAAATGGTGGCCAAGGTTCTGTCGGCACATCAACGACACCTGGCTTGAGCAATGGCGTCGCTGGCGGAGGAGGTGGAGGTGCTTGGCAAAGCAGCAGTACCGCTCAAGTAACTGCTGGAGCGGGCGGAAGTGGTCGTTTCACCGGCGGTGGAGGGGGTGCGGCAATTAATGATTCTGGTTCACCTACTACTGCTCGTTCTGGAACGGGCGGTTCTGGTATTTATCCAGGTGGACCAGCAGGTGCAACTGTTACAAGACCAGTTCCGACATCAACAGGTGGCGGTGGCGGTGGAGTTTTATCCGCGGGAACAAGCACTACAGCAGGGATTGGTGGTGGTGGCGGTCAAGGTTTTGGAAATGGCGGTCAAGGTTGTATACTATTATTTTGGTAAGGAGAAAAAATGCCTGATTATGCAGTAGTAAATTCACAAGGTGGAGAAGTATCAAATATTATTGTCGGTGCCGATTTAGCATCTGTCCAAGAGATAGTCGGCGACGCAGTAGAAATTACAGAGAAGACTGGACCAGCAGGTATTGGTTGGAACTGGGATCCAGAGACTGGTAAGTTCTCTAGTCTATAAGACTCGTTAGACAATCCAAAGCATTCCAACATCAGCTGTTGGCCTTAGGTTTGAACGTTTCCATCCCTCAGAAACCCACCAAAATTGCTTATCTTGACGAATTTTTTCAAGATCAACATTATCAGTAATTTCTTGCCACTCATCATTAGGTTCCAGCAAGTGGTCTTCTATAAACTGTAATCTAAACTTTGTATAGCCAATAGATTTAAGATATTGAAGTTGCTCATTATGTTTATCCATAGTTTCCATTGTCCACTCAAGAGCAATTTTTCCAGAGTGTTTTGTCATACCCCTGAGAACAGACCACTCTGCACCCTCAACATCTATTTTGATTAAATCTGGAGTTCCATACTGCTCAACTAACCAATCCATAGTACAAGTGTTTACATATATAGTTCTAAATTCTTTACCATTGTAAGGCATAGATGGATCAGTTAACCAAGATTTTTCCATAGTTGAAAGCCCATCTTCAACACACTCATAAAACTCAATTCTTTCACCAGAAGTTTCAGAAACAGCTAATCTAAGAGGAATAACATTAGGTTCATATATAAAATTTTTTACTAACTTAGCAAAGACTTTAGGTGCAGGTTCTAGGGCAATAACCTTATACCCAAGTTTTAGCCCAGCAACTGTAGCATCTCCCCTATTAGCTCCAATATCAAAAAGTAACATTAAATACCTAACTTCCTTAGATTATCTATAATAGCTGTTTGATATAACAAACTTAAATCATCTCTTAGACTTAATTTTGTAAGTAAATCTATACTTTCATCTTTACGTCCAATCCACCAACTACTTATAGCTTTCTGGAATTCAAGAGAATAATCACCATGATATTCATTAATTAATACAGGAAGTTTAATAAGAGGATTTTTTAATGCTATAAGCCCTAAAACTGAATATGTATAGCATTCTTGCCAACTAGAATCTTTTTCAAAAAATTTTGAAAGTAAAAAATAAGCCTCTGGCCTTTCTGGAAGATACGCCATTGCCTGTAAAATTACATTACTAACTGTATTTTTACGATTTTTTTGGCCTTCTATACATATAGAAATTTTTAATAAAGAAGAGTAAGTGATAAGTTGATCTGTTTTATACCCATATTCAGCAGCTCGTAGATAAAATCCAACAGCAGAAGCTGTCTGACCTAGTTTTTCATACTCAAGGGCTATATTAAAGTTTTTTTCAGGGTTTAGTGGATCACTAGATGCATCAACAATAAGTTTTTCAATAATATCATTAGAACTCATAAGTTAGTGCCTCCAAAATTAAATCTTCAACTACATGGCTTGGAGTTTTAAGAACAAAAGCTGCATTATCCTGAAACCCAAAACTAATTAATAAATCATCTCCATATTTAGCTGCACCAGCAACAAACTCTACTTTTGCATCTAAAAATGTAAATGGTTGTTTAGAAAGTCCAATCAAATTAAATTGCTGGTCCCAAACAACCATCCTATGGCGATACAAGCCATCCTTTTGATTCAAATAATTTTTATACAAATCAACCTCATGAGTAATAGCAATATAAACATTTCCCCACTTAACTATTTGAGAACCACCACGCTGATCTTTTAGTGGAGTTAATCCAGGATTAAAATATACTTGCTCACATCTAGCTGGAAGTTCTGGATATGTTCTAACAACTTCTGTAGGTGAAGTCCATTTTACAAAATGAAAAGGTTTATCTAAAATTGGCATCCAATTTTTTTCACAATAAGAAGCATTATCTCCTGGCGTAGGAATACGTAGTCTAGAAACTTCTTTAATACTCCAAGTAGCCTCATCTATTTCTATTTCACTTAATTCCATACGACCCTCACCATGAGGAGTAGTATCGCGACGAACACCAATATTATAGTATTTACCTTCCCACTCAACTAGGCGACAGTCTTCTTCTCCAGTAAACTCCCATAAAGGTTCAACATCAAACTTTGAAGTATCAACAAGACCGTACCCAATCATAGAAAGATTTTCATCTAGTTTACAAATATAGTTAGTTGTTCGAAGAGCCTGATCGCCTTCTGGATGTAAATATGATAATGGACCCCAGCGACTTATAAAATGTTGATCATTTTCAGAATGATAAAGCGTATAGTTTACATGTCTTAAATTTACAAAAATTTCATTTTTAGAGTTTACAAAAACTGAAGGATTCATTAACCCAGTGCCAGAAGTTAGCCCATCAGAGATAACTAGTGGAGCAAGTTTACCACCATAAGCAACTGCTTTTTGAACTAAATTATTCAAAACTAAATGTCCATTCTGTCTTTTTATAAGTATACACTAAGGTTTTTTTATAGGCCTAGGTTCTTGTTTAGGATCTCTAATAAAAACTATACCGCTGTGCTTAAGCTCACAACACTCAGCTAATTTCCTAACAACAAATACTTGTTTGCACTCTTGGCACTGGTATGGATCAGGAAGTTTATTCATATATGCTTAAATTATCCCATAATTTCAAGACTTTTATGCTAAGATTTAGTAAAAGACAAAGGAAATTAATGACTTTATATATTGGACTAGCTGGCTGGGCCAGATCTGGAAAAGATACAATTGCTAACTATTTAGTAGAAAACCATGGATTTACAAAAGTATCTTTTGCTGAACCAATGAGAGAAGCACTCCTTGCACTAGACCCATATGTTCCATTCGGCATATCAAAAATAAGACTATCAACTTTAGTTAGATTTGGTGGATGGGATGTAGCAAAAGAAACATACCCAGAAGTAAGGGAACTTCTTCAAAGAATGGGAACTGAGGTCGGACGTAATCTTTTTGGAGAGAACTTTTGGGTAGATCAAGCTATGAAAGAAGCAAGCAAATACGATAAAGTTGTTTTTTCAGACTGTAGATACATGAATGAAGCAGTAGCAATAGAAAAAAATAAAGGTTTAATTTGGAGAGTTTCTAGACCTGGAGTATCTGCTGTCAATAATCATGATTCAGAAAAAGATTTAAATAATTATAAATTTGACTCTCATTTTATTAATGACTCTACTTTAGCTAAACTACATAGAAAAATAGAAGATAGATTAGAACTTCTATGGTAGATCAAGGCTTAGCACTACTTTACGCTAGAGTTTCAACTCAGTTGCAGGTAAATGATGGAGTATCCCTAGATGTTCAAGAAAGACAACTACAGCAAGCAGCTGAATTAGCAGGATATACTAGCTTTGAATTAGTTCGAGAAGAAGGTAGATCTGGTAAATCTATTTCTGGCCGTCCAGCTCTAACATCAGCATTAAAGCGTTTAGATGCTGGAGATGCTAAAGCGCTTTTTGTTACCCGCATTGATAGATTAGCTAGATCAACACAAGATTTCTTGAGCATAGTGGATAGAGCAAATAAAAATGATTGGCGTTTAGTGATGCTTGATTTAAATCTAGACACTTCTAGCTATCAAGGACGGTTTGTAGTTACTATTATGTCTGCCCTTGCTGAGATGGAGCGAGGCATTATTGCATCTCGCCAAAAAGAAGTCCATGAAGACCGACGCAAACGCGGTGTTGTGTGGGGAGTAGATATGGGACCTAAAAATAAAACATCTGAAGAAATTAAAGAAAGAATTTTATCTGAAAGATCTTTAGGAGCTTCATATAGAAAAATTGCAGATGGCCTAAATGCTGACAATGTTCAAACTCAAAATGGTCGTATATGGCATGCCACTACTGTAAAAAATATAGTTGACTCTAATAAAAAAGACTTTTAATATTTTAATCATTTAAAAGAAAGGGGGCCGGAGAAGGCATCCGACCCCCCATGTCTCTCTCCCGAGAACACAGAACTATTCTACTAGATTAATCCTAAACAGCAGATATTCTACCAAATGCAAATGGATTACTTTGAGATGAGTTAACATCATCTGAAACGGAGACTAAAGGAAGAGTTCTACCTATAATCTGTGCTTTTCCACCAGTACCTTCAATCTTTATACCTCTATCGATAAGTTTTCTTTGAAAGTTACTTTGAGCTAAAGCACGCTCACCGCGGTCTTCGCACCAGTATCTATAGTTTATGTATATGGACTTAACTAAAACACTAGTACCCTCAGCCTCACGAGTATTTTCATCTAAGAAAATACCGATTCTATCTTCATTCTTACGGTACATATCAGCAGCATCTCGTACAGCTGCACACCAGCCAAGTTTATCTACAGCATTAGAGTTTAAGTACTTAATTGCACCTTCAACTGCCCATGAAAGAATAGCTGGAAGACCACCATCTGGATGGAATAAGAACTCTTTTAATCCAGGTCTAGATACTTCAGGAACATTAAGCCATGGAATGGGACGAATACGACGCCACATAGCCTCATCATGAATCTGTGGGCGGTGGTTAGTAGTAATCCATAGCTTAGCCTGAGCCTTAAATGTAAATGGCTTTTCACCAGGAGAACGCGCTGAGATTTCAGATGAACCTGTAAGTTTCTTTACAGCATTTTCTTTTAGCTTTTCAGATTCCGGTAACTCATCAACCCAAACCATACGCTTACCACGAAGCTCGGCCCAGTGATATAGGTCAGTACTACTAGAAGAGTTTCCAGTATCAGCAAGAATATTTGAGTCAAGTGGCCATGAGTACTGAGAAGTACCAAGCGCTTTTACAATTGCTTCAACAAAAGTATTCTTACCAGAACCTGGAGGACCATAAACCATAAATAATACATCTTGGTCTTTTAGACCAGTTAAAGTGTATCCAACTGCACGCTGAATCCAGTCTTGCAGTTCTTTATCTCCACCAGTAGCAAAGTTAATAAAATCAGTCCATTGAACATTAGTCATTCCCTCTGTATAAGCTACTTCAGTACGTCTAGTAATATGCAAGTCAGGTCTACCACTTAATAGTTTTCCAGTACGTAAATCAATTACACCATTTTCTACACCAAGAAGATATTCATTACTATCCCAAGACTCAACTGGGACTACAATGCGTGGATCAGAGTTAGCACTTTCAATAGCAGAGTTTAATCTTGAGTTAGATTTAGCTTGAGTAGCCCACTTAAGTACTTCATTCTTTTTATCTTGATCTTCATACTTACTAATCTCAGTTGCAACAATTGGAGGAATACGTTTTGCTAACTCATGCATGCCTAAGTCTTCAGAATCATAACCCCAGTATTTACCATCCCAAATAAACCAACCAATTCCCGGTGTATATCGAATGGAAGATCCAAATGAATCAACTAATCGACGTCCATTACCAATATCAGAAAGAGATCTTCTACCAGGTTCTCCACCCTCTGCACTAGAAATAGCATCCGGGTCTTTAGGGACATCAATATTTCCAGTACTAAAAGCTTCAGAGATAGAAACACCATCATGAGCCGCATTAGATATAGCTGATCCGATAGTGCCTTGAAGTAGATTTGATTGATACGCAGTATCAGGCTCTGTACTATCTTCATAGTTAGAAGCGTTTTTACTTGGGGTAGAAGTAAGAGTTTCTTGCTGATTCCGTCTAGCCCAATCTTGAGCACCCGGCCAAATCAAATCACCAACAGGATTATTAGCAACAAAATCAATAGCACGACGAACGTGCATTAGTAGTCCACCCTGACCCTCAAGTTCTAGAGGCGGACGAACTTTTTCATGGTTGAAGCGAATCATCAATGTTTCAACTGCAAGCTTTCCAGCTTCTGAATCAACACCCATCTTATTTGCAATTGCACAAGTAAGTCTGTAGATATCTACAGCACGAGAACCCTCTTCAATACCTTCTTCAAGAAACTTATTGATATCAACTTTTTCACCATCAGTATTTAAATCTCCAAGCCAGCCCCAGTCTCCTTGACCAAGTGATGTTCCGCGACCACGACTATTCTTTTTACGCAAAGCATTGAGAAGTTCTTCTGGAGCATCTGCCATTTCAATTTGCCAAGGAGCTTTTCCATCGGCCCAATCATAAGTTACACCAGAGCCATGACGGCTAGGAGCAACCATAACATAGCCATTATGCTTAATATCAATTCCAGATAATCCAGCAGTTTTTAAGTTTCCAACAAACTGCTCGCCATCTTCAACTTTGAAATATAAATGACGACCCCTAACTTCTCTACCTGAATAACTATAAACACCGGTATATGCCTCAACAGTTGCAGGAAGAGGTGCACCAAGCATCTCTTCAAACTTTTCAAAAGAATCAATACCGCCAGAACGAGGATCAATATCAATAACAATAAATCCAGAACCTTGGCAATAAACGCCAATATTTGCATCAGGATTTCTAGCCCACCATCCATTGACAGTTTCTAGATTATCAGTAGAGCGAGTATTCCACTCACCAATGATTGGGTGCTTACCCACATCTTTAGGCTCAGCATGCTTGTCATTACAGGTACAACGGCCACCATCAGTAATACCAAAACATGGCAAAATCTTCCAACCATGTTGGGCATACCAAGTAACGCCTCTAGATAGTTTTTCGTGGTGTGTCGCGGGGGTCAAAGACATCGTTATAAATCCTTTTCATTGATGAAACTAATTGAAGATACTACACCCTAGGCAGGGAAAACAGCAAACTAATGCTAATAATTTTTACATTTTGACAGTGTAGCACGCCTAGGGCTAATCACCAAAGTCAGGATAGAGTACAATTATACATAAGTTTTGAACATCTATTTTTGGAAGATTTACCACATTGGACATAGTATTTACTACATCTGCAATCATAACCGCAATTGGAGTCATTGTTGGTGGAATCATTGCCATCTACAGGGTAGCACAGAAAATTCAAAAATCTATTGGTTTAGACTCAAAAGGCCGCACTATTTCAGAAAGATTAGATAGGGTGGAACATCAACTCTGGGAGAATGGTGGTAGCTCACTAGCTGATAGAGTAAATACTATTGAAACCCATACAGTCAAAACAAGTGCAGAATTAGAACTTATAAAAAACTTCTTAATTCCAGCTCAAGTAGCTCAGCCAGCTAAAAAAACAAGATTAAAAAAAGTTAGCTAATATTCATACTTTTACCAGTTTTACTGGTATTATCTTTAATGACATACATACACAATGAAGGAGTACGACATGTCTCTATCCGATCGTCTACAGAATGTGTCGGCTACAGCAAAAGCCTCTGTGTGTAAAATCGGAAGATTATTACAAGCAGATCAATTATCACCAGAAGATAAAAAATATTTATCAACAATTCTCGACACGCCCGAAAATGACCCGAACAGAGTAACTAATGCTGCATTAGCACGAGTACTACGAGAAGAGGGTTTCGATATATCAGACAGCTCAGTCGATCGTCATAGACGCAGTGACTGCGGCTGCTATAGAAAGAATATAAAATGAGTCTATCTAAAAAACTAGAAGAACTTGCAAGTCCTGGAAAAAGCGGTTCAGATGTTAAATCATTAAATACGCCAGAAAATTGGAAACCACGTTTAGAGGTTGATGAGAATGGTGGTTATTTAGTATCCACTCCCAGGCCAGCTGGACAAGTTCCAGATGCAGAAGACATCTTAAAAGAATTTGAATTAGACCCTCAGTCTTGGTCGGTAACATCACTACGCAAATCTAGATGGCAAACTCACAGTGGTGAGTGGCTAGAGGCAGTGAGAGTTAGCTTAGCTCCATCATCTCTAGTCATTGCAGACAATCTTGATGCAGAAAAATTGATTGATGAAATTAAAAAATGGCGTCCAGAAAAAGGAACTAAACAGTCAACTGGAAATGGAGCATATTTAGTTTCACCAAGCGATCAGCAGATTGGTAAGAAAGCTAATGGTCAAGGAACTCAGCAATCTATAGATAGACTTTTACACTTAACAGAATCTTCTGTAAATAGATTCTATGAATTAAAAAAGATGGGATTAGATTTAGGAACTATAGTTCTTGCTCTTCCTGGAGACCACGTTGAAGGTCTAACAAGTCAGAATGGACGTTTGCAAGGTCAAGCAGCATCTGACCTAGGTCTTACCGAACAGGTACGTGTTGCACGTCGTTTGCTTATGGCACAGATTAAAGCTCTTGCTCCTCTAACAGAGCGAATGATTGTTCCGGTCATCAACGGAAACCATGATGAAGTTACTCGTCAGGTTGCCGCTGATCCTGCCGATGGTTGGAACGTTGAGATTGCATCAGCAGTTCAAGATGCATGTGCTGAGAACCCAGCACTACAACATATCGAGTTTAGATTTCCTGCATCTGGACACCAAACACTAACAGTAGATATTAATGGAACTATGCTCGGACTATTTCATGGGCATCAAGCTGGTAGAGATGTCATGAAATATTTATCTGGCCAAGCAGCTGGTCAAACTGCACTAGGTAATGCTGATGTTTGGATTTCAGGACATTTCCATAACTTTAAGTGTATGGATATCGGTCATAGACTTTGGGTACAGTGTCCAACTACTGATCCAGGATCAGAATGGTTCCGCGATCGCGCAGGTCTAGAATCTAAACCTGGACTATTAACTATGGTTCTTGGCGGAAATTATTCTCCAAGAGAATACATTAGCGTACTGCCAGTTAGATTGTAGTGTATAGTGTAGGTATGGATGAATCACTACCTAATAATCAACCTCTTCCAGACTCAGAGTTTGGTAGCATGGATGTTGTCGGTATTGAACTTCATGAAATGTATCTAACACTTCAAAGATGCGGATTTGATAAAAAAGAAGCATTGTTTATAATATCTATTGTGGCCTCTGAAGGTGCAATGTCTCCAAGACGTTATTTCAGCCCAGAAGACACTCCACCGTATAATATTGAAGATGATAAAGATTTTCCAGATGATGGAGATTTTGATCAACTGTTTTAAAATAAAGACTAAGGACGAAAATGACAACAGGTTTAGGCAACGTACAACTAAATCTAATAAATAGCGTGGCCGAAGCCGAGAAATTTATTTCTTGGCTAGGTGAGCGTAGACCACACAATGCTATTGCAATCGATACTGAGACTGGTGAACTTCCGGGAAGACCTAGAGCCGATGCTCTATCACCGTGGCATGGACGCTTACGTCTTGTTCAGGTTGGAGATGGTCAGACTGGTTGGTCTATTCCATGGGATGAATGGTCTGGTGTTTT